TGATTGCCTTGTCCAGTTCATCCTGTGATTCAGATTCCAATGCATCCTTCAAATCATCATAGTCCAAATCAAGGACTTCACAGATTGCCTTCAGGAATGTTTCTTCAGGAATTGCAGTCTGAAGATTCAGGAAGGTGTTCACATCAGTCTGTCTTGTCTGTGCTTCAACCAGTTCAATCTGTGCATTGTCAGTTGCATTGGTCATGACTTCCCTTGTGAAATCAAATTCAACATCAGTCAACTGATAATCAGTTTCATGTTCCTGATTGATTTCATTCAAGACAACCTTCAGAATCTTCTTCAGGAATGCCTTCAGTCTTTTTTCAAGTTTGTTACACTTCAAATCAAGAAGTGCATATCTTGACCTGATGACCACATTGGTGACATTTCCATCACCCAACTGTGCAGAATTGAATCCCATTCCAAATCTGTATATATTTTTTTCATCCAAGTCCAGTTTTGCCTGTCTTGCCTGATATGGAATATCAACTGTCCTGATTTCCACATCACCTTCAGGGTCAACACCAATCATCTTCTTGGTCTTCAGATTGACTGCAAGTTCATCAAGGTTGTCACCCTGAAATCCCTTGACCACATGAAGTGGTGTGTCAAAGTCCTTCAGATTGTTTGAAAGTCCACATGCCATCAAATCATAGTCATCAATCAGACCTTTGACAGTCTTCAGACCTGATGTCTGCTTTCTGTTGTTGTCCAGTCTGAAGAATGGAACAAAACCAAGTGGTGACCAAAACTTTTCACCTGAATCATCCTTGGTGTACATGTACAGTGGTCTTGGATTGATTTCTTCATCCTTGTCCAGTTCCAACTTTCCATCTTCAATCTGAACATAGAACCAAGTCTGATTCTTGTCTGACACCTGAACCCTTTTGATTTTCTTCTTGTCCTTGTCAATCCTGTCTATATACCAGTAAATGACATATTCACAACCATCATCAGATTCTTTCTGTCTGACTTCAACAACACCAATGGAATCTGCACACTGGAAATGAAGTCTGTCATCACTTCCCTTGTATGCATACATATATTCAAAACCTTTGGACACTGCACCAGTCAGAACATCTGACAGTTCACTGATGAAATCATCATCAAAATATGTGTCCAAATATCCCTGAAGTGCATCATCCTTTTCCTTTGACAGAATGAATGATTCTGTATTTGACAACATGTACTGCACTTCTTGGTCAACCAATTCTGTGAAGAATGGATGACAGATTCTTGAATTGCTTCTGATTTTGTCTTCAACCAACTGACCATCTGCATTGAAATAGAACATCCTGAAGTTCAGAATGTCATGCACTGCATCATAGTATTTCTGACCTTCAAGTGCTTTTCTTTTCTTTTCAGAAAGTTTGTCTTCATTTATTAGTTGAAGGATTCTTTCTTCACTTAACATTCCAAACCTTCACCTTTCTTTCCAATTTTTAGAACATCCAGTTCTTGTCAATGATGTCATCTTCCAGTCCATAACGCATTGCATCCATCAGATGATTGAAGTCATCAATGGGAACATTCAACCTTGTTCCAAACTTGTCTGTGTCCCAAGAATAGTTTGAAATTTCTGTCAGGAAGTTGACACATCTTGGATGAATTATGATTTCCAGTTCCTGAATCCACTGGATGCCATTCTTGATTGAATCTTTTCCTTTCTTTGCACCCTTGATTCTTAAACCATAACCTTTCAATTCATCAATTGACTTTGGTTCTGCACTGTCACCTGTGATTCTTTCTTTCTGATAACCCATGTGACAGATTTCTTCATATATCTTTTTGTTTGACATTCCTGTTTGATACAGTTCATCCCAAACAAATAGTTGTTTCTTTTCTTTGTCCAAGAACATCACTGGAAGTGCAGAAGGGTCATTGGTATATCCAAAGTCAAGACCACATCTTGTCAGAAGTCTTGGATGTTCCTTCTGAAATGCTTCTGACTTGATGTCAAATTCTTCTTCTTTCCAATTCTCATAGACAAGACCTTCAATGATTCCCCATCCACCAAGACCTGCAACTGCATATCTTCTTGGATTCTTGACCTTCATCTTGTCAAACTGTTTCAGGTCATCAGGTGACAACCATTCATTGCACAAATAGTTGGTTGTGATTGCAAGAACATCAGGGTCTTCAACATCAAAGAACCTTTTCTTCAACCAGTGTCTTTCATTCCAAGGATTGAATGTGATTGTGACCTGTTTGAACAATCCTTCAGGACAATCACCAAGCATTGATTCAGTCAGTGTGTCAAAGTCATCTTCTGACATGATTTCATAGGCTTCTTCAATCCACATCCAACACAGGACACCAACTTCACATGTGATTGATGTGATTTTCAAAGGGTCATCCAGTCCCCTGAAATATATCTTTTGACCTGTGGGAATGTATGTCATTTCAAGTGGTGATTCTTTGACATCCCACAGATGGTCAACATGTAGTCTGTGAATTGCCCACTTCAGTTCTGTGAAACAGGAATCCTTTAATGTTCTGAATGTCTTCCTGACAACCAAACTGTTTGCATCCTTGTATTTCATCATGTTATAGATGAACCAAAGTGCAGTGGTCTTGGACTTCTTTGACCTTCTTGAACCTTTTACAACTCTATATCTGCCTTTGAAGTTCCAAAAGGTTTTATATCCTTTACCAACCAAGTCAGGAAGATAGATATTGATGTACTTGGTCATTCAAAATCCATCCCTTCCTTTAGTCTGTGACATTCCCTTTCTTTGCACTTGTGTGTCTTCATCAGTCCCCTTGTCAGGACACCTTTGTGATATTCACAATATGCAACTGGATAGAATGTCATGTTTCCATCTATGCATTCATAATCAAATTTGCATCTTTTCAATCCTGTGTGATTTGAGTGATGTTTCTTCTTTCTTTTCCCTTTAATCTTCAAGGTCTTCTTCACCACCAAAGTTTGATGTTTCAACATTCATGTCCACCCTGTCAGTGAACAGTCTGTATCTTTTTCCAAGAAGTTCCCCTGCCTTCAATCTTTCTTTTTCATCAGGTGACTTCATCATTGTCTTTGCTTCAGAAACACCATCACCACAACCTTCAATGACTACCACTTCAGATTGTGATTCACCCCTTAACACACTTGAAAGATATTCCAACACTTCAGTTGCATCTGCAATCTTTGCAGAACTGATTGCCTGAAGTTTTTCATCAATATATTTTTTCAGTTCAGGTTTCTTCAGGTTTTCTTCACCAATGGAATATGCAGTTTTCTTTGAATAACCTGCCTGAATTGCAGACTGTGTTGCATTTCCACTTGCAATGTATGCATCACAGAATTTCTGTTGTCTTGGTGTCATACAACACAACCCCTTTCCTGAATTTGGACAAACAAAAAGGAAGACCTGAAAACAGTCTTCCTTCTGTATATTATATCCATCATAAACATTTTATCATACACATACGAAACAATCAAGAACTTATTCAGTCTGAAACCCTTGTGTTTACTGAATAAATTCAAGGTAACACCTGACACCTTCTTCCTGTAACTGTTGAATCCTTCTGACAGTCAATTTTGGTCTGAAAACCTTGCAGGTTTCCTTCAGACTTTTACAATGAACATATCTGTTCAACAGGACAGTTCTGACCTTCCCTTCAGAACACTGGAAGATTTCAACCTTCAGGTCTTCTTTCATATCACACAACCTGTCAATCTGTTCAGTGATTTCTGTTTCAAGGTCAACAATGTCACACATAAGTCTTGCAGTTTTATCACCTGAACCTGAAGTCTGCACCCTATCAGAAGACATTGCACAATTTGTCTTGGTTGCCATTGTGAACAGTTCTTCTTTTCTTTCAATCAGACCATTGATTTTCTGATTCAGATTCCTGCATCTATTGATTTTCTTGTATGCTTCATCCAGTTCTTGCATCTGTACCACCTACTTTCCTTTATTTTCAAGGGTTTTTGCAAAGTGTACCTTGTAGTGTACCACTTCAAAAATCCGCAACCCCTTGAAAATACTGCATTGTACCACCTGTACCACCTGTACCACCTGTTTCTATATCTTTATAATTTTTATTTTTATATAAATATATAAATTTACTTTTTTTATTTATTTTTTTTTATAAAAAGTAAAATGTACAAGGTACACAAGGTACAGTGGTACACTTCCAGTATTTTCAAGGGTTTCAGGACTTCAAAAGTGTACCACCTGTACCACCACAACCACAAAATCACCAATTTTTGATGCATTTTCTATGATAGAAGTGTTCATCCTTGTCATGTGTCTGAATGTATTCCATGTCATCAAAATCATCTTCTGTCAGAATACCACCACACAGATTGCACTGGATTTCTTTCTTGGGATAACCCTTCTTGATTGCAGTGGGTGTTGTATTAGACAAATACCTGAACCTTCTGACCATGAAATCTTTTGTCACTGTTTTCCCCATCAAAGACCACCTTTCTTGTCCTGTTCTTCCTGATATTTTCTGACTTTCTTGATTCCAAGGATTGCACCTATACCTGAACCAAGAAGAAAAACCAAACAAATTTCTATTATTTTCTGCATATAACCCACACATTTCCTTCCTTTTTTCCAAAAAATAGGGTGTTTTCCTGCACAAAACCTGTGAAAATCTTCAGTTTTTCTTTCTTTTCATGGAAAAACTTGTTTGCAACCTTCACTGCATCATCCTTGGAAAGACTTCTGTCAACTGTCACATAGGACTTCCCTGCTTCATCATTAAATAATTCATACTGACCCATAATTCACAACACCTTTCCCTTTCTTAAACATCACCCTGTTTCCTATTGTTTGCCCTGACCACATCAAATCCTTCAGGATACCTGTCTTTCAGTTTCTGAATATTCATCTGAAGGATTTCATCAAGATTCCATCCCATAGATGAACAGAACATTGCAACATACCACATGACATCACCAAGTTCTTTCTTCAGGTGAATTTCATCCAGTTCCTTTTCATGGAAGATGACCTTCTTCACCATGTCATTCAATTCACCAACTTCACCTGAAAGACCAAGACAGGCATTCAGAACACCACCAACATCAATTCCATCATTCACAAGGTCAGATGTTTTTCCTGACACTTTATCTGTGACCACAAAGTTGTGTTTCTGAATGACCTTCAGAAGTCTGTCTGTTCCCTTCTTGTCATTTGTTCGCATTGCATCCTTTACATATTCACTTCCAGTCATCCTTCTGTTCCTGTCCTTTCTGATATTTCAATAAACTTGTTCAAATACCACACTGCCTTCTTGACATCTTCCAGTGGTGAAGTGTTCTTCTTGCAACACCTGTATATGTATTTGAATGCATTACACAGGCAGAATCCCTTCACATCTTCTGTTCCAATTGCTTCTTCCATCACATCAATACATTCAAACCTGCCTGATTCATAATGTTTTGGATGATTCACATTGTCAGGATTCATTTGTGTCAAAATAGATGGTTCTGACATCTGATTTCACCTTCCTTTCTTATTATCTGAAGAAGACCCTTGTCTTCTTTCCATTCACCCTTGCCTGTTTCACATCACAGTCCAGTCTTGACTTGATTTCCTTGGTGAAGGTCTGCATTGCCATTTTTTGGAATCCACCTTCAACACAGAAAGTGTCATATCTTGCAAAGACCACCTTGGTTTCATGATTCAGGATTTCTTCTTCATCAGTTTCTTCCAAGAACAGAAGAATTGGATTGTTGTTCATTTCAAATTCTTCCAGTTCTTTCTTGACTTCCTGACATACAGTGAAACCATCTTCCTTTTCAATGCCTTCTTCAGATTCCTTTGACAGAATCCTTTGAAGTCCTGCAATTCCCAACTGAACCAAGTATTCTGCAACTTCAGGTGTCTTCAGTTTGTAAATGATGTATTCATCATAGTCATCATCATTTGATGAAAAGACTGCATTGAATGGAATGATGACCATTCTTCTTTTGATTGCAGAAAATCCTTTGTTTCTCATTCTTGGAATTTCATTTGCAGAAAACAGAAGTTTCACTGTTGGTTTGAAGAAGAATACATCCTGACCCTTGTTTTCTGCCTTGACATCATTTCCTGACACCAGTTTCTTGAACTGTGAAATCTGTTTTCCTTGAAGGAAGTCATCAGAAATGTCATC